CATCCATTTCTTTTTTGGATAATTTTGTACAGCTTTCTGCATCTTCCAGAACTGTGTACGTGCAGCTCATTGTAAGCGGTGTTCCTGCAAGGATTCCTGCAATCCTTGAGCAAAACTTGTCAGCATCATATTCTTCTCCACTAATCGTCACACTTTCAGTCGTGTAGTTGATAATTCCTTCATCGTTCGCTGTTGTATTTGCAAGAACTGCCTTTACTTTCTTTCCTGATTCTCTTTTTTCTTTGATCCATTTCGTTACTTTTGCTTTCTGATCTTCCTGTAATGCTGATCCGAATGTAAGATAATCGAATTTTACATTGTCTAGTTCATCCAGGATCGTATCAAGATCTGCATATTCAGACTGTCCAAAAAAGCAGATTACATTTCTGCGGCTTTTTCTCTTTCCACCTTCCATTGCAAACTGGATTTGTATTTTTGCATCTTTTGCTAATCGAAGCATCCAGATCATCTCCCGGTCTGTATTCTTTCGGATTCATTCCAGAATTATTTGCAAGGACTAAAGCAACAATTCCGTTGTCATTTCTCTGTTCAAATGTCTTTGCAAGTTCTCTGAATATAATGTTAATGCTTGGCATTCCCATTGTTTAGGTCCTCCTTCATTTCTAATTCTTTCATTAGCGGTGCATCCGATGGCTTGTATAAGTCGTCCAGGAATTCTGAATCAAATGTGATTCGTGGAACATTTCCACGTTCTCCGGTGTATTCCATTTCAAAATTCATGATCGGAACCTTTTTCTTTTCCGTCTGCATCGCAAATAAAAAGATTTGCTTTATTTTTTCAATATCTTTCAATACTTTGATTTCCTGTCCATGCTCGCCTCTTTCATGCATAAGAACAATTTCTACAGCGTAACGCTGTTGATACCTGTTTTTCGTGTATAGCTCTCCATTTTCCGTGATTCGTACAAAGAAACACGGATATTCCATCTGTTCTACGACTCCAAATTCATAGCACGGATAACCAAAGTTCTCATTTAATGCGGCTACGACCGCTTTTTTCATATCATCAATCGTGATCATAGTCCTGCATCATCCTTTACTCTTTGTAAGACTCTTCTTAGTCGTTCTTCGTGCTTTCCGCCCCAGTTTTTCAGAACTGCTGATACAATTCTTTTTCCTGGGACAAAGCCAACACATTTACCACCATTTTTGAGTTTTTTCCCATTCTTTTTAAATGGCGTTATGATCTCATGACCATTTTCAACCAGATGCCAGTGCGGATTTTTTCTTCCCTCTGCCATAAATTCTTCCAGGATTACACCATTGATATGCTTTACTGGTCCTAGTCGGAATCCTTTTGTAAGATTTCCTGTGTGTTTATCTGTAGCGGATAAAGCTTCTTTTCTTACAGCCTTGCTGAATTCTCTTCCTTCTTTTTTTAGTTCTTTTTCTGCATAATCCGGATACCTCTTTGCTACTTTCTCCAGACTCTCTCGTAATTCATCGAACGTAGCAGTGTCGAATTCAAAATCAATTTCATCTGACATCGTTTTTTTGCTCCATTGTGTCCGAATCGGACACCGATTCTTTTTCTTCTGGTACATCTTCTACTAATCCAAGTTTTTTCAGATCATTTACGACTCTTCGATCGTCACATTCTTTGATCTCATCTTTTTTCATGTTAAATGTACCTACAAATGTTGTTTTCGCTCTTATTTTCATCTTCTACAGCCTCCGCATGCAGTATCAGAAATCTATCCGCTTCGTTTTCATTTTCTACCGAATCAATTCCATACATTTGATCCTTGTATCGAATTTTCATGTTTTTATCAATTCCTTTTCGATATCTGATCGTAAATTGCATTTCTTCCGTTGCTTCGTTTTTCAGAAGCTTGATTGATTCGGAAGATCGGATCAGGCGAACTTTTGCCCATACTCTGGCAATTAACTTTTCTTTTCTGATTTTTTGTCCAAGTTCATCCTTATCCCATCCAAAACCATAGATCTCTATTTTTTTATTCATGTCTCCGATGTTAATCATCTTCATCCTCCGAATAATTTTCCAATTGTAACTGCAATAAGATCGTTCTTGCAATGTACGAAATTTTCTCGTTATTCTTTGTTTCCAGGATAGATCGGTTATCATACAATTGCTGCATGATCAAAAACAGTGCAAGTTTCATTCTTGCACTGTTTTCATCAAACTTTCCAACTGCTGCCGCCACTGTTTCACATGCTGCATCAAATGCAAGATTGAATACGACATCGTCTTCTTCAACCTTTAGATATTCGCTCGCTTCTTCAAGAAGCTGTGAACGTACATCAGCATCCATTTATCATCCTTTCTGAGCTGTGATAAACTCTTCAATGATCTCATCTTTCTTTGTCTTTGTAATTGTGTAGCTCTTAGTTGTTGCAAGCTGTTTAATTTCGTCTACAGTCATTGCTTCCAGTTCTGATCTTCTGTATTTTTTTGTTGGTTCTGAGATCTGATCTGCCGGAATTTCTGCTTTATATACCGCCATATCATCGACGATCTGGCAGTCTAATCGTTCACGTACTTTAATTCCAGTCTGGTCTTTACTCCATAAATCTCCTGCTTCTGTAGAAATTCCGATTGTAAGCTTTTCTCTGTCAAACAGTGTGATCGCTTCTTCAAAGTTTCCGCAATAAATCGGCACCTTTCCAGTAGCTCCATTTTTGATCGTCTTATTAGACATAACTGCAACCGGATATGTGCCGAATAATAATCTTTTGGACGGATTTGTTACATCTTTCTGTAAGATGTAATTTCCTTCTTTGTCTTTTAATTTGTCTAACCAGTTAAAACCACTCTGGTTTGTTAACACTTTCGATCCTGCGACTAATGCCGGATCTAATTCGACGTTAAAGATGTTTTTCAGATCATCGACAGATGTTGCTTCAATTTCAAAACCATCCGTCATTTCATCCAATTTTTTAATGATTAGTGCATTTCTTGTTGCTTTTACTTTTCTTGCAATCCAGTTTTCCAGGTAAGAAATAATATTTTCGTCGGAATCCTCCAGCAGTTCATATGTAGCTTTTAAGATTCCACCGAATTTTTTTATCACATACTCAACTTTCTTTAAAACTGGAGTTGCAACATCAGGAAACTGGCTTTCTTCGTCTACTGTATCGAATGGAACTGAATCTGCATTCACTTCGTACACTCTGCTGCCTTTTACCTTTGTTGTGCGTTCTGTCCTTACGATCGTTTCTAAGGCATCTTCGGAACGTCTTAGTGTTCTAATCGTTGTAGAGATATCCGCTGGTACTGTTAAGCCTCCATCTTCGTCAGATCCCTCTTTCATAGCATCCAGCACTTCCATATCTTCCTTTGCAACTTGTTTCTTTTTAAACCCAGCTCTTAATGCATTTACAAGTGCAGATACTACGTTTTTCTTTCCTTTGATTTCGTTTACTTTTCCTGCTGCTGCCTGGTTCTTTACACTATCTCCTTCTTCTTTTTCCATTTCATCAAGAAGATCATACTTCTCCTGAAGCTCCTGCATTTCTTTTCTTGCATTCTTTGCATCTTCTAACTTATCCTGGGAGATCAGATTCTTGATCTCTTCTTTCTTCTGTGTAATTTTTGCTGCAATTTCTCTCTTATCCATTCTGTTTCCTTTCTCCATACTGGTTTAAGCTTTCTAATAGTTCTTTTTTCTCTTTTTCCCTTGCCTGGTACTCGCTAAAAGATTCGTTGAAAATTTCTTTTATATCCTGTCTGCTTAAAGGCCTCTGCTCATCCTTTTTCTTGGCATTTTTACCCTGCGCAGTCAGGCTTGTTGGGACATTTTTGTAACAAAAAACATGGAGCTTCCGGCACATGCGACTGCATCGTTTGCTTCTTCGACTTTTATATCAAATAACTCTGCTGCCTCTTCTCCGGTTAACCATGTTTCATCATTTACTTTTTGTTCAATTTCTTCTTTGTCTACCTTGGCTTTTGTCATGTATGTCTGCATTATCGCTTCCTGGCAAGTATCCAGAGATTCTGCATCCTTTCGCAGATCATCCGCATTTTTTGTTGTAAAAAATAGCTTGCCGATGGCTTATGGATCATAACTGTTGCATTTTTAGGCATTACGATCTCATCTCCTGCCATCATAATGACGGATGCGATGCTTGCTGCTAATCCATCAACATACACTGTCTTGTGTGCATTGTTGCGGCGTAGCATGTTGTAGATTGCAATACCGCCAAACACGGAACCACCGCCAGAATTGATATGGATGTTAATGTTTTCAGTTCCGTCCAACTGATCAAGGAATTTTTTTACATCTCCCGGTGCCATATCGTCTTCATACCATTCGCTCTGCCATGTTTCGCTTACAATATCCCCATAAAAAACAGATCCGCTGAGGAATCTGTCTGGTTCTTAATCGTCATAGATCCACAAACTTTTGTGTTTCCGTCACGATCTTTGTTATAAAATTTTAGTTCTTTCAAGCACTCGTTTCTCCTTTCTTATATTGTTCTCCTGCCATTTTGACCGGAATAAAGTTTCCATTCATAAGAAGCACGTCTCCATCCGGATCTCTTGGAAGATCTAACAGTTCTCGTGCTTCATTTACCTTACGCATTCCGTTTTGAACTCCCTGAGCAAGTATTTCCATCTGTGTCTTTGAGTCTGTCCTCAGGATCGCTTTTTCGTTGAATTTACAGCTTTTATCTGTTCCTATGTACAATTTGTACGTTAATTCCTCTTCGTACTGTTTCAGAGGGAATAACATAGTATCAACTAAGAATGACAGCTGCTGCATTTCGCTGTTTGCATAGGACGACTTTTCATAATCATTGATCTGATTCGGCTTGACTCCGAACGCTCCTGCAATTTGCAACGCTGTATATTTCTTCAGTTCAAAGAACTGTGCATCTGTCAGCTTGTAATTTAATGGCTGTAGCTGCATACCTGCTGGTACTGGCACAATCTTTCCGGCATTCTTCGGGCCTGAAAGATACTTATCATACTTCTTTTGCAATAATTTGATCCTTGATTCATCAATTTCTCCAGAATACTGTAGTGCCATCGATGCAGTCATTCCGCCTTTGTACAGATTCGACATGTACTGTTGGCTCTGTGATGCCCCTTCTACCACATCTCCAAGCATATCTCGTACCGGGATTCCTGTTAATCCATCTAACGTCATTGACGTTTTAAAGTGCAGCACATCCATTTCTGGAAATACATACATTTCTCCATCCAGCGGATCTGTATATTGATAATAGATCTTGCCTTCTCCAGCAAATATTCCCTTGTTATCATAGATCGGTGTCACGCAATTTGACTGCATAATCCAAAGGCCTACGTTTTCGCTTCCATTCCTGGAAATTCTTCGTTGAATCCATACATATCCATTCCCATAATGATTTCTATTGTTCTCAACTGTTGCAAAGAATATAGATGGTGTCATATGTGGATTCGGTCTTTCATTTAGTAGTTTGGATGTATCGTCCGGATCTGCTCTAACCTTTCCTTTGCTCCCTTGCCATTCATAAACCTTAATTGGCAGTTTCCCCATTGTTTCCGATAAGATTTTCATGCAAGTGTAGTAAGTTACCTCTCGCAATTCACTCTTATTTTCTGTATCCAATTCCAAGCCATTCTGCAAAGTCCTCTTCTGACATTCCCTTTGTTGGAGATCCCCTAAACCAATTTGTTATTTTATTTATAATGTTTGCTGCTATTCCCATTTTTCTTCCTACCATTCATTTGCTAAAAATTCATCTAACGCTTCTTGTCTGATATTGTTAAATTCGTGATACCTTGCTAATTTATAGCCACACAGCGTCGCATCTACTGGATCAATCTTCTTGGATGTTGCATCCTTATCGATCTTGATCAGTCCATTATTTTTTTTAATCACCGCATTACTCATTGAGTAATTCAAAACCGGATTATACAAATAGCATACAGTTCCCATGTACACTTCTTCCCTGAATCCCTCTGTTGCTTCATTCAAGGATTTGTGGCTCTGATAAACTTCTTCAACAATATAGCCTTCATTCGATAAATCAATCATGATCTTACTTGCATTTGCCGGATCAAAGCATAATGTCTGGATATCCAGTTCATTTTCTTTGCAAAAATTAAGAACGTAATCCATTACTACGTTTTGGTCCACGATTTCGCTATTTGTTATTGTTATGAATCCTTGTCTCTCCCATGCATCATATGGAACTTTATCCCTGAATACTCTTTCCATTAGTTTTTCTTGGTTTGGAATAAACGAATGAGATAATACAATGTATTCTGTGATTTCTCTTCCTGTCTGGTCCAGTTTCCCATTTCTATACGGAATCACAAACGCTACTGACGTTAAATCAATTTTGGAAGACATATCGAAGCCAACATAAACTGGCTTCCCTTTGATGTCGATCGGAAGTTTTTTCACTTCACATTTCTTCCATTTTTCCATATTCATGTAGCCATTTTCCTTCTGCTGTACCCACATGTTCAGCATTTTTGTTAAAAAGGCTATCATTTTTTCTAGAATTACCTTTGCGATCTCGTAATCTCCACGGATTTTTTCTCGCCCGGCCGGATATGACATTCTGATTGGATTCGCTTTCTTCCAGTTTTCTTCATCTCCAATATCATCTCCCTGGTCAATTTCCATGATGTCAATCAGATATGTATCATTTTCAACATCAATATTAGAATCTAACACCTTGCTGCAGTAATCGTATTCCTGTGTATAGCAAGGATACGTCAGATCCATTCCAGCTGTTGTGATGATCATCAACAAAGATTCTTTTGTATTCGATCCAAGTCCAAGGTCAAGAAACTCTGTTGTTTTGTGCTGGTGGTACTCGTCTACAATCAGCCCGGCTGGGTTCGTTCCGTCTCCAGTTTTTCCATCTTCTTTTGACAATGCTTTTATATAGCTTCCTGTTTTTACATGTGTGATCGCATTATTTGTAAGTTTAAACTTCTTTCTCAATGGCGATCCGTTCAGCATCAGTTTTGCTTCTTCAAATACGATCTTAGACTGATCTCGTTTCACACCTGCTGTATAGTATTCATAAACTTCTTTATTTTTTGTTGCCTGCACAGAAATCTCATACAATGCAACGCCTGCTTCTTCCTGGCTCTTTGCGTTTTTTCGTGCAACCTCTATAAAACTTTTCTTAAACCGCTTATACCCATCCTCTTTTCTTCTCCAACCATACAATTGGCACAAATGAAACTGCTGCCATTCTGTCAGCTTGATCGGCTTTCCTGCTAGGACTCCTTTTGAATGTCGCAGTAAGCTAAACCATTTGATAATTTTTTGTGCTTCCTGGTCGTCCCAGTAAAAAGAGGCTTCCCCACTTTCTTCCCTTTTCACATCTCTCAAGAATCTGCTGCATGCCTGTTTATGCTTCTTGCAAGAGATTATATTTCCGCTAATGCAGTCGGTTGCATACCTGATCAGCCTGTTTTTTACTGTCATATGTCACCGAATTCATCATTGATCTCGTTATCAATGCCTTCTCTCGCAATCGTTGCCGCTTTCAGTCTCGAATCTATCGTGAGTCCACACATCGATGCGAACTTCCTCATCTCCTCTGAATACATTTTTTGCAGATCACACAGTGGATTTTTAACCAAAATTTCGCCATTTTGAGTCGGTTTTTTAATCACTTTATTCTCTTTTTTGAGCTGTTTTGTAACTGAAATATAGTAAGAAAACGCATTACAATAGCACCCCAGGTTGTTCACATCCAGGTTACCGATCACATCAATTTCCATTTTTTCGAACTCTTTTACAAGTCTTTTAAATTCATTTTAGCCCTGGCATCAATGAGCCAAGTTGGCGGTTTTGCTAGGGTTTCCTTGCCTGTGAGCACAAGTCGTTCTTCCAGTTTTTTGTCTTCCTGTTGTGCAACTGTCAGATTCCCTTTTTGTGTTGCAAGTGGTTTTCGTTTGCGTGGCATTTTCTCACTCCTTTCATTTTTCAAATTTTATATTTAGAATTTTGTGAAAAGAAATCTAGGGCGTGCGGTCTATAGGAACGCTCAAAACAATTTGACCACCCCTCCCACCTCTGAATTTTCCTTTTTCTTCCATTTCTCTTTGTACTCAAGAAGCAGTTGGATGATCTCTTCTTCTCTTCCTTCTTTCATCTGCTTATGTACTATGCCGTGTCTCTTGTCGCTTAATGGTATCAGGTTGTCTCTGTCCAATCGCTTCGTGTAGTCCTTTGAAACTGGAATGATATGATGAACCATTGTTGCTGGTACGAACTTGCCATCGTGATAGTATGCATAGAGATCTATGTACATGTAATGCGCGAGTACATCTTCCTTTGTCAGTACCCAAGCTTTTGTCTTATAGAATGCAGCATTTGTCTTATTCCTTCGGTGCTGATCATAGTCTTTATCTCGTTCCTTCTTCTGCTGCCGTCTGATCTGCTTAATACATTCACATGTTGTACCGGATGGAATTCTTTTTCCACATTTGCTACATCGCTTGTAAATTGGCATTGCATCACTTCCTTTTACTGGACATCCAGGGACTCGAACCCCGGACCGATCGGTTATGAGCCGACTGCTCTTACCTACTGAGCTAGATGTCCATAATAAAAAAAAAGAAACAAGATCTGCTGCTGTATGGCTTACATTCTCGTTCCCTTTTTAATTCATGCTACTATAATAACACTCTGAATTGTATGTGAGTCCCTTTCTTCCCTTTATTTTCTTTATTTTACATTTCTTTTCATTTTAATTCTTTTATCGAATCGTCTATATATGCTTCGATTGTCGTAAATCCTCTTCTATTGTCATACCCCTTTCTTTTCAATTCTGCTCTTACTTTTATTAATTCTTCTTTTACTCCTTCTAGAGCAATTTTAGCTCCAATCTTCATATCTTCGTTCATATTCTTCTCCCTTCTTAATTGTCTAATTTCTTTGATAAGATGTAGTAGAACTTTCTCCTCTTTTCGTAGAAGTAGTTCCTTCCAGCTGGTATATTCATCACCGTTTTCAGGTACTTGTATGTTATCCCTTCTTCTGTTACTGCTTTGAGTATGTACTTGTACAGTTGCTGATCTGCTTTCTTCGCTGACTCTTCTATCATCTTGTAGTTCTTCTTTGCCCATGCTCTTTTGATTGCCAATTCCTCTGTTGCACTCTTTGTTACTCCAGATCCTGTCGTATCTCCAAACTTAGGACTTCCTACAGTATTTGTTTTGTATCTAAGAATGTCCTTAAATTCTTTGTATCTCATTGCAAAATGATACGCTTGATAAAACGCGTGATTGCTTATGTCCCATTTCTTTTCTGATACCGGTCTTATATTCTGCATCCTATCTCCTCCAGTCGACGATCTGCTACCTTTTCCGTCCAGTTTTTTGTTTCATCGCTTTTCTTCTGTAGCATTTTAGTTTCGTTTCCGAATAAAATTTATTCTTGTCTTCTTTCTTCTTTTGTCTTACCGCCTGCATGCTTAGTTTCCAAGCAACAAATTCTGTGCATTTTCTCCTGCATTCAATTCTCTTTTCTCTTTCTCCGCCGTGGTCGCATTTCAAGCACGGACAATCTCTATATCCCATCTTTTTCTCCATCTATGATTTTCTCGAATGGTTTTCCTGCCCAAGTTATACTCAGTACACTTCTTTCGTCAAAATATAACTCTTTATCTGGTTTTCCACTTTTTTTATATGTTGCATAATAATATTTTTCACATTCTTCGAATGCCAAATAATAGCGTTGATAATCTTTTAATTCTTCTGCACTTGCTTTTCGCAGATATCCTTCCACCTCAATTCCACCAAACAAAGTGATTTCCACCCATATTCCATGTTTTAAAAGCATTCCAACACATCTTTTCTCATCTCTAGCCCTATCGTCATTAACATTTATTCCTCTTTCTTTATATACTTTAATTTGCTCTTTATGTCCTTTATTATGTCTATTATCAGCATCACCATGCACGCGCATTTCATGAATTGTTCCATCCTCTTCTTGGCTCCTTTTCCTTCTTCTTGCATTTCTATTTTTTGTTCTATTATTTTCATTCGTTGCTGCACGTTATCTGTTTCTTGTTTTGTTAATGCTGCTCCACCGAACTGCCATTAATACCGTTAGTTATCAAAACTTTAGGCTTTGGTATGTTATTCTTTTTGTAATCATAATAAAGTGCATTCCTGCATCTATTATCATTACTGTAATAAGTGCTTTAATTAATAAGTCGTTCATTTTGTCTCCTAACATTCAATTTTAATTTTGCTCATTTTTCTTATCTTGTCATAGGTTTCATCCGCCAACCGATTAACTCTATCCATATCCTTTATAAACTTATCTAGTTCTTCACGCTCTACAGATACCCTAACCTTCACATCTGATGTCTTGTTTCCATGCACGATTGCATTCCCCAGTGCTCGTATTGGTCCGCCACTGCAACACAAGCATCCTTCTCCATCTTTTCTTTCTCTTTTATATACATGCAATCTTCCGCAATTTTCACATCGCATAACCAAGCATGTATTTTGCTCTTTGTCTCTTTCAATCATTATTTTCTCCTATAATCTAGTTAACGGGCACTTCATACAAGGGCTGTCATCTGCAAATAAATCTTCTCTGCTATCTACAAGAGTTGGATATTTGCAATATTCATCGCACATCTCCTGCTTTATTTCTTCTAGTATGTCAGTTACCGTTTTGCTTTTCTCGTGTTCTTCTTTTGTATCCTCTGTAAGTTTTTTAGTATTTTGTAATTCCTTTGTCATCGTTTATCCCTCTCTTTTGCTGCTGCGCAAAGTGACATCGCTGTTGCACCTAATATTATTCCGATAATTATTCCGACACTAAGTTCTATCATTCTGCTTTTCACCTCTTTAATATTTTATTGCATTCTACAACTTTTCTCGCATGAGTCTACTAATTCTATCAACGTCAATGTCTTTGTTTTTATCATCATCTTTCTCTCTTGCTATTTCTTGTGTTTCAAACACTTCGATTGCTAACATTTCATCGTTCATTCCATTTCTCACGTATTCTACATTTACATCCAATCCTTTTTTCAGCAAGATATTCCGGAACTCCGAAGTCCCGTCCTCGTGTAAACATATGAATTTTCCCTAGTCTATTTCTAATCGTTGCCATTATATTTATTCCCTCCAAATTTCATTAGCTTCTTTTTCGCAGTTTCTCTCCATGTAATAACTAAATAAAAACTCTTTCTGTGCTTTTGTATAATCTCTACGAGGATTTATTGTCGCCATTGCAACTCCTTGGGCCGGATTATGAAGCAGTACCCATCCTTTCTTTGTTAGGACGTCTCCTGCTTCATAAAGTACTGGCATTTTTTTCTTCCGTTGAACTTCTTTTTAAATATTCATAAGCCCATTTCTGATGTTCTCCCCATTCCACTGCGTGGAATTTTCCACTTGGTTCTAACCATCCATAGTCTTCCGTTGTATGTTCCTCTGTATCAAGCATTCTTTTCATATAACTGTCTAGAGTTCTTGATACTGTTGGACTAGTTGCTGTAAGATCTTCGTCAAGTTCATTTCCGATTTCTTCTTTTAGATATCTAGGAATCATCTTCATTGCAACTTTCCAACGCCTTTTATATTGCTCTAGTTCATCTTTAATTTTCTTTTGCTCTCCTACAATTTCCCACACATTCATATCATGTGGCATCTTCTCTTGATGTTCAGGCGAATAAATTTCTAAATGATATGATCCGTCTGCTGTATTTCCTTTCAGTGCTGCACGTCCAAGTAAAACATCTTCTGCATGTCTCCTGATCTGTTCTTTTGTTTCATCTGTTCCGCTCATACAATCGTTCAATATCTCTATGCACTTATCATATCCCTTTCCTTCTAAATAGAACCATTCTCTTACTAAGCCTGTTATCCATTCTCCACTAATATTAAATTGTAATTTGCATTCTTCCATTTTCTCCTATTCATACCTTCCAGCACCTGCTCCGTATCTATGCCATCTTGTTTCTTTCTTAACTTTCTTTTTCCTTCTATTTGCCATCCTTTTTTCAAATTCATCGATCAATATATATCGATATTTGTTGTCCCAATACTCTAGTAATTGACTACTGATTCCTGTTTTCTTTGACATTGTTTCATATGTGATCCCATCAAACAGCATTTTCGATACGATACTTTTTTTGTATTCTTCGCTGTATTTGCTGCGATTGTTATGATCTACATTTTTTATTTCTTCGTCTTTGTATTGTTTTACCCATTTTCTTAACGCTTGTACTGTTATTTTTGTTTTCGCTGCAAATTCCTTCCTTGTCATCCCTGACGCTAATAATGTTCTTACGATTCCTCGTTTAAAATCTTCTGTGTATTGCATAGTTTCGTTTCAGACAGCTTAGTTCTTTGCCTGAACCAATGTATTATTCGTGATCACTGTTCTGTTTCTTTTTGCCTGATCATATAATTCATTGTGATTCTTTCTTTTTAGGTTTTGTATTAAAAAAATAATTGTAAAACTAAATCTGGTATATCGTTAAAAGTTACATCATAATAGAATCTGAAAAAATATGTTTGTGATTGGCTCGTTGTTAATAGTTACTAAAAGAATCTTAATCAGGTAAAGAACTAAGCTGTCTGTTCTCCTTTCCGCCTGCTGCCTTTTCCCGGCAGTAGGCTAATAGATCTCATGGCTTATACATGACTTTTTGTTTCTTATGCGTTTGTTAATAGTTGCTTGTGGTATATTGCAACTGGTTCCCACCAGTAGTGCATTATTTCATTGTGTCCGATTCGGACACCTTTCTTTTTCGGACCTTTTGCTTTGCTATAAATCTTTTTAGTGGTTGTCCATTCATTTTTCTTTTGTTATTCCCCTTGTTATGCAGTTTTCTCTTTTGCTTTCTGTTTGCACATAATTTAATTTCAACTACTTTCGGATGTATTTTCCCTCTAATTCCACACACGGCCCAAACATTCTCTGCTTCTCCCGTCTTCAGTGCAGCCTTTTTGATTTGCGTTAATTCTGCAATTTTTTCTCCATCTGCAAACATTATTGCTTTTCCTGGCACTTCCTCTTTTTCTTTCAGTTTCTCTTTTATATAGCTTTCATATCCTGGACGCGCATTGATCGTTCCATCTTTTCTGAGTCCTGCTGTTATCTTTCTAAACGCTTCTCTTATCTTCTTTATCCCTTCGATCATCGTTCCTTCCTTTCTGCAAATTCCATGTTCTCCGCCACAATCTCTGTCGTGTATACTTTTGTTCCGTCCGTTTTTATGTAGCTTCCTGTCTGGATTCTCCCTTCCAGTGCGATCTTAGTTCCTTGATTCAAATACTTATCTGCAAATTCTGCGTTTTTTCCAAATGCAACACATCCGATAAAATCTGCGTCCTGCTGCCCTTCTCGCTTAAATCTGCGATCTACTGCAAGTGTGAACCTTGCTATACATAGATCTTCCTCGTTCCAGCTTATCTCAGGCTTCCTGGTTAATCTGCCCATTAGTATTACTTTGTTCATGCAACCTCCTAAATCGTGTATGTATCATTCTTCTGTGCTTCTATATCTGCCATCGTCTTAATGATCCCGATTGCATTTCCTTCTGCATCCATTACCACGACTATCTTTTTCTCTTCTCCTTCCATATGCACATCTGCGACTCCGTACATACGTCTCTTTCCGAATTTCTTTATCGCACTCTGCCATATCCACGTTTTTTCTCTTCCGAAGTCAATTACAGCATTTGCGATCTCTCCACTAAATGTGATTGATTCCTTTATGATCGTGGCACTTCTTGTTTCATCTACTACGTCATATGGATTCAGTTTTGCCAGGTCCTCATTTTTTTCATATCGCTTTGGATTTAGCATCAATATTTCCTCCGGAACATACACTCCATATGTTCCGTTATAAATCAATACATGTGTCCCATACTCGCAGATACTATATTCTTCGCGGTCTTTAATTGCATCTATCTGAACTTTATCTCTTATATCCATGTTTATCTCTCCTTTTCATCCAATCCTAAAATGCAGTAGCCTTCTTCCAGTCCTTTAAATCCTTCCAGGACATAGATCACTTGCTTTTCTGTTACTCTTCCTGTCTCTTCTCCGTCATTCATTTCGTGCAGTTCTATGATGTCCCCGATCTTATAGTTTCTATCATTTTTTCGTAGCTCAAACGATTTCTTTCCTGTGTCTACTGCATCGAAAAACATGCTTGCAAGTTTTAAGCGGTGTCTTCGCTCATCTGATCTGATTTCTGGCACTTCTACTTTGTTTGTTTGCGGAATCTCCACACGTTCCGTCTTTTGTTCTTCCGCTGCATCAACATCGAATTGAATCATTTCGCTGATCACATCTGCCATTTTGTTAACTGTCTTTTTAACAATTTCCTCGAAGTTATTTTTGCATAGTTTTATATGACCTTTTTCACAGCTATACCACCCGTCGAACCCATTTGATCCACATAACGTTCCGCCAGAGTGTTTATACCAAGTCTTCATGTATTCTTTTAATTCTGATAAATTCTTTATTCCTTCACTACGAACTTGTCTTTGAATTCTCTCTGCAAATGCTTCTAATGCCTGTTTTTCTAATTCGTTTTGTTCCGGACAATACTCTGGAAAATCTCTTTCCAGATTCATCTGGCCCTCAATTTCTGTTTCTTCCTCTTCTTCGGTTTCGTCCGCTTCTGCTTCCTGCCTTGATTCCTTTAGTTCTGCTTCTCGTTGTTCTTCCAGGATGCGTTGTTTGTACTCTCTTATCTTCTTGACAGTTATGATCTCGTCCGGTATACCAACTGTATATTTCTTCCTGTTCATCTTCTTCCAGTCCTGCGATCTCTACAGCTACAGAAAAACTAATTTCCTGTTTTTCTACAGTTTTCTCAGCTCTGGAATCAATTATTGTTGATGCTCTTGCATTTGCGATCTGTTGTCGGTTTTTTTCCAAGAATCTTTGCTTGCTATGCTCTTCAGTTCTTCCAGATTCTAGATCGTAGCCCATTATCTTCTCTCCTGCTGCCTTTGCATCTTTCAGTGCATCCGTCAATAATTTGATTCTTTCCAGTTCTTTTTCTGGTGTTGCTTTTCTGTAACTGTTGGAGATGCATAGCTCTATGATCTCTTCATTTTTGCTTCGTGGCTTTCTGATCTGGCATGTTGCTTCCCTAAATTCCTGGAGATCTTCTTCCTCTACCAGTTTCTTTAATGCTCTCCATCTTCGTTCGCCACCGATCAGCTTGTATTCTTCTCCGCTCTGGTTAGGCTCATACATAACTTCTAATGGCTGTAGCAGTCCAAGAAGTTTGATCTCTGCTGCCTTTTCATCGATGCCGATCTGATCACTTATGTTGTCTTCGTTTGCGTAAATGTTATAGATATCTATGTCTTTTGTTCTGAATCGTGCCTTTGGCTTCTCTTCGATTCCTTCTTTGCTTGTCTTATTAAGCATGTCCATTACGTTAAATCCTGCCATGTCTTTTCCCTCCTTTCCTAGTCTACTTTCTGGAATCTTCCAGTCTTCTTGTTTCTTCGCTTTGATTCGATATACGCTTGTGCTGCATTCCATTCTTCGTCTGTCATAATTTCTCTGATCACGTTGTTGTAATCTTTCGCTGCATTGCTTCCTCTTGACATTTCTGGAAGTGGTCTTTTTGCTGTTTCTGCTTTTTCTGCAACAACTGATCTTCTAATTTCTGTTTTGAACATCTTGTCTTTATATGTATCTCTTAGCCACTGTGCTGTATCTTTGTTTGTTATATTCCCAGTTTTCATCGTCATTAAGACCTTGACCTGCTGCCCTTCATGAATTCCTTTTGTCTGCTCAATCATGTTTTCAACCGCATCAATTCCATAACCTCCTGCTTTGACCGGAATTATTAACAAATCCGATGCTTTAACCACATTTAGCACTGTTACATCAAGCAACAATCCACAATCACAGATCACATAATCATATTTGTTGTTGATACATTCATCATTCAGCATTTTTTCAATGCGATCTATCTGGTTTTCCATACTATAGAGCAGTTGAGCGTTTGCCTGCATCAGCCACATGTTTGCCGGGATAATATCCACATTCTCATATCTTGTGCGTCTGATCGTTTCTTCTGTACTTTGCTGCTCCAGTAATATTCCGGCAAGTCCTTTTTCGTTCGGATCATATACCCCCATAGTTCCTGAAGCATTTCCTTGTGCATCTGCATCTACCATCAGCACCTTCTTCCCATATCTTCCTAACAGATACGCCAGAGATGTTGATGTCGTTGTTTTTCCGACTCCACCTTTTAAGTTTCCAACTCCAACTACTTTCATGATTTTTCCTCCTAATATGGCTATTTATTTGTTATCTTAGTTTTCTTTGTTTCCTTTTAACCATTTATTTAATTCTTTGCTGCATTTTCCGCAGACGTCATATTCTTTATATCTATTTGCGTTTTTTAATCCCATCCTTTTTTCTTTTACTATTATCTCGTTATATGAATCACTTTTTTACCGCCAATCTTATTTGATGCTATATATGGCAAAAGAATCCTCCACACACATCACATTTTCTTGCTTCCATTTTGTTTCTCCTCTGTTTTCTACAATTCAGTTTCTTCGTAAACTTTAATACGTTTTCCTTCAGTTTGCATAAGCATCATGTCTATTTTGCCGATTTCTACTTTGTAACCTTTTTCGGTTATTCTTTCTACAATCTCTTCTATCGGCAATACTTTTTCCATTGTATTCGGATAGTCAAACGCTGCGACCATCTTTATTACTTTTGCCATTTCTTTTCCTCCCATCTTTTCAACACCTGGTTGTTCTCAATCGGCATTATCTCTCCTGTTTTTAGTGTTACATAATCTTCGATCACTTTTAGCGCGATCTCTTGGCTGTAGCAGACAGCAACGAAGTTTCCATAATCTGCTGCCTGTTTTAAGAATTCTTTCTGTTCCTTTTGAAGCCTCCCATCTCCGTACTTCATTTCGATGTACAAACTTGCATACTGTCCTTTTGGCACTGGAAGGTGCAGATCAGGTACGCCTGCCTTTACTCCCTGTCTTTTTAAGACTGCTGCACTTACGCGATCACGTTTTCCACCATTTGGGCAATGATGCAATAGTTTCAGCTCTGGATAACGATTCTCCATGAACTTACAAATTGTGATCACTGCTTCTTGTTCACTTGCTTCTGTTCTTAGCATGTACTGTTGTCTTCTTGCTCTACTCATTCTTTACCCTCCGTCATCTATGTACCAGGATCTGTGTCCGTTTTGAACTAGAATGTATTCCATGTACGGATATCCTGTTGCTGTGTATCCTTTACGTACACCGCCGTTCTCTTCATCGTGTCTTTTGTCGATATAGTAACCTTTTGGCTCTTTGCATCTGTTCGGAAGAAATCTCTTTCCCATATCAATTCTTTCTTGATAATTGGCTGTTTCAGGTTTCTTGATGGGGGAGTATGTCTTACCTCCGTACTTCTCCATCTTCTTTCTGCCTTTTTTCTTTTACTAGATAGGCAGCTAACTTTCCGTACTGGCCTGTACCATCAAGTAGCCGAATATCTATTCTCCCACGGTCCCAACATCTTTTGATTGCTTTTGGCTCTATGCTTTCCAGGACCATATGGATATGCCTTGCACCTTTGCTTCCTGTTTCAAGTACATAGATGTATTTCAGCTCTCTTTCTTGCTTCTTGTATTCTTTTCTTAGATCTGCGATCAGCTTGTTCTTCTGTTTTACCAGGTCTTCATATGTGTCTGGTCGCTCCTCTTTCTTGTAGGAAAACGTTACGAACATGTCTCCTTCCTGGAAGTTACAATTTAGCTTCCATCTAAGCTGTTCTGTCTGCTTTCTTATATTCACATTCTCCTGTGTCTCTCTTGTTGGTTCTTCCCTCTTGATTCTCTTTTCTTTTGGTTTATGTCTTCTGCTGTAGTACTTTTTTACCTCTTTACACTTACCTGCGTATACTGTTCTTACCCAATATGGCATTGGTCCATCTTCCTTCCTTGTACTGTCTACTTTATGTATTAATATTTATCTAAACTTAATACTTTTATCGAGTTATAAAAGCGGATTCGAACCGCTTATTTCCTTGCTTTTTCGCTTTTAATTTGCTATACTATATTTGTGGTTTTTAATCCACAATATGGCATTGAAAAGGCATCCCGATCACTGTTCCGGGATGCCTTTTTCTTTTACCATTTCTTTCAATCTCTCCGGATCATCACATATGTCCTCGTATTTTCCAAGCTTGTCCACAATGTCCCCGATCGCGCAGTTATTATCTACACGGATCAAAGACGCTCTGTATGTATAAGATTTATGATTTCTCATCGTCAATCTCATCTTGATCTCCTTATTCTAAATGCTGTCTGATCGTTATTAGTCGTTCACGTAATTCTTCTGCTTGCTCTGCATTCATTCCGCAAAATTCCATTCCATCTAATCCTTTTTTCATTCCGATAATCAGAACATTTCCATTGATCGGATGCCCATGAACATCTGTTTCGTATAGATATGACGCAATTGGATTGACCTGCGCCGTTTCATGATACAAATACTCTTCATCTACAAGCATCATCACTGGATACTGTTCTTCTGTTAGTGTGTACAGCCTTTTTGGATGCACAGCTTCTACAATTTCACATTCTTTTCCTATTAGCTTATAAAACTTATGTAGCTGCTCCATATTCGTTCCTTCTGGATAATCAAGCATCAATACTTTATCGCTCATATTTTTATCATCAAAGATGTCAATATTTACTCCATCCTTGATCAGAATCATTTTCCCTGTCTTATCACTCATTTTTTGCTCCTTTACGCATATCTACAATCATCAATTTTCCTACGATTTCTTTTTGATCAAGCTCAAAGATATGCCTGTCTTTAAACTCTATATAATTAATCAGCTCATCTGCCATTCCTATAGCAGAGCCTTTCTTTATGTGCTCAATGTTTCCATCTCTATATAATTCATTTGGAATCACAGTTTTTTGATATACTATTTTAATGTTTTCCAGTATTTCAACTGCTTTTCTCATTGCAGAGATTGTCGGATTTTCACCCAATAAATCTCCTCCCATTATTCCGTGCATCTTCATTTGCTCATCATATCTTTCGAGATTATTTTTCAGCACGCTCACAGCTGTACTGATATTCATCTTGCTTTCTTCGTTTCTTTCATGATATAATTTGTTTGAACTTTTATTTGTGCCTTGGGAGTTAGCTAGGCTACTTCCTGGGCCTTTTTATTTTCACTCATCACTATTTTTTCTCCTCTTTATACTTGTATGCTTCTACTGTCGTTGAGCTATGTAGGGCTTCTTGCACTTTTTTTGCCATTTCTTTTCCTGATTCATCTAGCCCCCCCTCCTCTTCCAGGAGATCTGCAACATATCTTAATACTCCAATCGTAATGTGTACTGTTGCGTCACATAACGGAGATATGTACTCGTTTACATCTCTTGCTGCTTCTACACATGCTTCCTGCAGCGTTACCACCGATGCTATATTCATTCCATTTTCCTTCAATCTCATTGACTTCTCTATCTCGTTTAATAATTTCATTTGCATTGGTCCCATTTTATGCTTGTCCTTCCTGCCCGGAATCTCACCGGGCTGTTTCTTTTTCTTT